TTACGCTGTTGTATACATTGGAGTCAATGGAGCTTGTGTATTTATACTCAATAATGTCACTACTGTCAGCTAAAAAACTAGAACCCATATAAAGGGAATTTTTTAAGACAATAGCTCCAAAATCATCATATAAAACATACTTTTGCCTGTTGTATTTCTCCGTACTTTCCAAAGCATTGTACATTATGTCAAAAAGTGTAGAATTGTCTTCAATTCTAGGTGGTAGTACATAGGCTGTATTTGCTATATCTCCCGTTGTCAGATTGTAGTCGCTGGCAATCATTTTTAGTAAACCACTAGCTGTAATGTTGCTGTAAGTGTATGTGTCTTTATTCTTAAAATACCTTAACTGGTCATAGCAAAGTACAGTAATGGGAGAATTTTTATGCCTTTCCTTAGAAAAAACATAACCCTTAAATATAGGAACATTGTTCCTGTAAAAGGTAACTTGGTCCCCCTCCTTAAAATCCATTACATTGTCCTTTAATACTTTGAATTTAAGCTCCCCAGCACCATATAACCTTGTAGACCATTGTATTTCTTCAATAGGCTCAGGATTGAATATTGTTCCCCTGTGGTTTATGTAAATTTTGTTCTCCAATCTTCTCCTCCTTTGCCTTTTCTACTCTCTTTAATTCCTTTTCCAAATTCTCTACCCATGGATGCTTTGAAATAGCTGTTTCCTTACTTATAATGTTTAAAGACTTGATACAGTTGTCTATTGCTTCACTTTCATTTATAAGCATATCTCTGTTAAAAATAGGCTTGGTTTCAATATTTCCAAAACTTCCTCTGCCAGTATTGGCAAGGTGTTGTTTGACAAACCATATAACTTTCATTAAGGAACTCTGATATTCCATTTCCATATTGTTGGCGTCAATGTCAATGTCTGAATACATACTCTTTATGTTAAGCTGATTAGGATTGCCACTTAACTTGTCATCTTTGGCATCATAACCCATACCATTTTCAATAACAGCCTTTCTGAA